TACTTAAGGATATTACTGCGGCAGAAGGATTCACCATCACCACACGCTTCAATCAAATCAAGTGTTTGAACAGCATCATCACCAGAGGAATAATGCTGGTTATATGTTGCAGAAATATAGTCAGTCAGTTCTTTCAGAATACGTTCTTCACTGTACTTAAATCGATGAGGATTGTTACTAGTAGTCATATCAATGTTAAAAGAAAGAGTATCTTCTCCACCAAAGGTGGTTGGAACTGGTTGGGCGGCATAAGGACCGTCTGTAAGAGTGATGGTATCTGTTTGATAATATGGGTTACCAGTCAAACTAATTCCATCATCCATCCAAAAATCATTCCAGTCTTCTTTAGTTGCTGAAGTAATCCCGGATAGGGAATCTTCATAAATTTCATTAGTGCTCATAATTTCGTCAGAAAGAAAACTCCAAGAGTTAGCCATAATTCTATCAAGAAAGTTGTTGTTCGTCAATCGGCATTTGGAAGTCAACATCAACTTTGTCGTACAGTTCCAGGAATGCCTGCTTAGTTTCATCATCAAAACGGTTGACACAGACTTGAATTGCTTTTGCCTTGTCTCCGAAAATACTATATGCCTTCACAATGTGGACCAGACGACGGGTGCTGATGATCTCCTCAATACCACCATCATAGAAAGTCTTACGGATGATATCTGCCCAATCAGCAAGTCGTTTGCAGAAGTCAGTATCATCACAAATCTTACCAAGGATTTTTTGCTCAATGGCAGTAGCTGGATACTCCTGCTCAAAAGTCACAGGGAATCGTTCCAGGAATGCCTCGTTAAGCACGTTAGTTCCAATAAATCGTCCGTCCTCGGATCCCTTACCCTTAGTGTTTGCCGTTGCAAACACTTGGAATCCATCTGCAGGGGCAATGAACTTTCCGATTTTCTTGAGAAAAACTCCTTTACCTTCAAGAATAGATTGAAGGCAGAGGATTTTGTTGCTAGCAAGGTCGATTTCGTCAAGTAGCAACACGGCACCTCGGTGCAGTGCCTCAATGACTGGGCCATTGTGCCAGACGGTTTCGCCATTAACAAGACGGAAACCACCAATAAGATCATCCTCATCGGTCTCTACTGTGATGTTGACTCGGATGAGTTCTCGTCCGAGTTGGGCACACGCTTGTTCAATAGAAAACGTTTTACCATTACCCGAGAGACCCGTGATAAACGTAGGGTAGAAGAGACCGGACTTAATAATTTTTTTAACGTCACCAAAATTGCCAAACTGGACGAAGGAATCATCTTTCTGAGGAATGAGGTTTTGTTCTACAGCAGGTAGAGCAGCAGGTGCTTGAAAAGACTGCTCAAGTTTTTCTTTAACGGTCAAATCCCATTTACCACGACCAACCTTGAAGTTTTCAAGACGACGAGTCACAGTAGGATAGGACAAGTCATTCATTTGGCAATATGCCTTGACCTCACCAGAGGTAATCTTTGCACCATATTGGTCTTGAAGATCTTGAATAATTTGATCGTCGGTCATTTTGATGCGGGACATTGTGTGGTTCGTTTCAACAAAGTAATTATAAAGCAGAAAGGGGGTCCTCAAGACCCCCTTGTGCCAGTTATATGAGTGTCACACTACTAGTGAGATAAATTCACCCAGAACTTTCTTATTTAGTTTCTTGACTTTCAAAGACTTAACGAAAGCGGATTTGATTTTTGCCTTGGTAGCACCATCATCAACATCAAATGATGAATCCTGAGACAAAGAACTACTGGAGAGTGCAAAATATGCATCATATCCAGAATCCTTGATACAGATACTACGAGTCTTTCTCCATTCCTGCTGCAGTTTATTAACCTCATTATAAGAGGAATAAAACAACTTAATGAAACCATTGATATTGCGACCTTCAATAACACGGATGCCAATGAAGTTTACCTGAGGAAACTTATCTTTAAGATTACGAAGCATAGTCTTAGTAAATTCATGATATCCCCAACCAAACTTATAGGTAGTTCCTAGTTTACGATCACGAAGGAGAGTGCATTCACAATCACAACGTCGGTTACCGATGTAAGGTTCAGATCGACCAATTTTAATTTCTGCATGGTAAGACAATTGATTTGCCTCACCATCAGTCAGAACAATGCACTGAACTTTTTGCAGTTTATTCTCTTTCTGAAACTTAGGAAGGATGGTATGAAGTGCTACCAGAGACTCATTCAGAGGAGTGCCTGAAAGAGAAAGACGTTCCGGCCAAGAATACCGCACTTGATATGACCGACCGAATGCATATGCAAGTCTCCAGATATTTTTCATTTGCTTTTCTAGTTCTTTACCAGAAATCTTACTAGAAAGAATGTTAAGCATTGAGAACCTATCATCAACCGAAAGAAGATTTTCCTTCTTTACGTAATGAGATGTGATAGGGGGAACAATTGAATTACCATTCTCATCATAGTGATTATGATTCCATTCATTAGAGAAAGCATATACCTCAAAAGGGATAGAGACTTTTTTGCAGAACCAAATCAAATTGAACAGTTGCTTACAGGTATCAGTCGTAACTGTTGACATAGAGCCTGACCAGTCAAGAACAAAAATTAGTCCATGGTTCTTACCTTCTGGGAGAACGGTGACTTTCTTAAAAAGATCTTCGTTGTATTTGTAGGTATGGAGTCTGCTGCAATCAAGCACTCCAGTGCGAGCCACAGAAGAGCGAGAATAAGCAGCAGCAGATTTGCGACATTCAAATTCTTTGACAAGGTAATTCACCTCCTTTTGAGCAGAACGTTTGAACTCAACAAACATCTTGTCAGGTTCATCAAAGGTTTCAGGAAACTCATGATAACGATCATAATGTTTATTACAGTACTCATGAATGTCAGCGTTATTAACAACAACAGATTTGAAATCTAGATTAGGAATCTCAACATAATTATTCTCATACAAAGCATCGCGAATCAAATCCTTGATGTTGTCACTCAGTGCATCAGCAGTTCGTACTTCAATATCATCAATTGCAATATCATCAATATCAGACGATGAATCATCACTGATTGGTTGCTGTTCAGGAGTTTCAGTTCCTTGCTCATCAGTATCCTCAATCTGTTGCTCAGATTCAGAATCAGGTGAAACTTGTCCCTCATCTGACTGAGAAGGCATTGGAACTTCAGGTTTATCTTCTTTCTTTTTCTTACAATAGTTGTGAAGAATCTCAGCAACACGAACAACATCCTCAAAGGTTTCACAACCTTCAATCATACGAATGATTGTACCCTCTTCTTCAGTGAAAGAAATGTCTACAAAATTACCGACCTTAAAGTATAGATTTGCACGGTCAGCAAGATTAAAATCAGCAACATCCCCATCAGAAATAGAAAAGAAGTCCTCTTCATTTAGTTCTTGATATCCTTTGAAAAATGTTTTTGCAAGACCAGGATACTTGCGTTTCATCATTTTTTCAATACGAGCATCCTCTACAACATTGACAAACTGAAAAGGAACATGTGCCGGAGGATCTTCGTCGGGTGTAAACAATGCATGACCTACCTCGTGTCCCACCAACAAATCATAAACAGTGTTGCTTGCTTTATCCCACATAGGAAGAGTAAGCAAACGAGTATGGACATTGAATGATGCAGTCTCACAATTCTTGTGCTCAACAATCAAGTCCTCAGTAGCAAGGAGTTTAGCAAGTTGAGATTTGATTTCTTGTTGAACTGCCATACGTTTGTTTCGGATGTCCTTATAATACTAAACCCCCTGCCGAAGCAGAGGGCACTTAGTGACAGTTCTCCTATTGTCTACAGGTGGTCAGGCTAGAATGCTTCGGCAAATTCTTTTGCATGATGCTTGGTCATCGTTGCATTCTATTAGGCAGTCGTAATAGTCGTTTAGTAAATCAGACTCCTCCATGGTATGGTCTAGGGTTTTAGTCAATCGATGGATGCTTTGCTTCCAACCCGCCAACTGATTATATGAAATAAGATTGTGCATGATGTCCTCCATGCTGTGGACAAAAAATAACGAAGAAGTTTTAATTCATTCGTTTCTCCAATTCTACACTATCTAGTCAGGAAACTAAAACATTTCTAATTTTTAATGAAGTTGAGTAATAATTTACAAATTATTAATTTTTCTTTAAGAAACTAAACGTGAGAATCCCTTATGCTTTTCAAATCTGATAACATCCTCAAATTTATCATGAAGAGACTCTTTATGCGATATGACAAAGATATTTGCATCCTTAATTATGAATCGAATAATCTTCAAGAAATCTTCTGTACCAACTCCATCCAATGAACTATCAAACACCTCATCCATAATCAACAGATTAGTGTTGACAGAGTTCTTCATCCTTGCTACCTCTCTCCATGTAAACAAGAGTGCTAGATCAATTCTCATTTTCTCTCCCTCGCTGAAAGAAGAATAAGAAAAGTCTTCGTGAATGGGGGACTGGACGGTTTCGTTAAACTCTTCATCAAGAGTAAAGTTAATATAGAAATCCATCAGTTGAAGATACCGATTGACCTGTTGATTGATCAAAGGAAGATACTTCTTGATAATTTTAGTTTTTACTCCACCGTCTTTTAGGAGACTATACGAGAAATCGTAATAGTTAATAGTGTCCCGTTTAGATGCGAGATCGTCGTAGGTTTCTCTTAAGTTGTTTTTGAAGGTCTCTAACTTCTCATACTCAGTATTTCTGTTTGCAAGTTGATCGGCAACTCTTTGAATTTCCGATTCCAGATTTCTGATTTGTCGTTGACATCCAGAGATCTTAATATTGTTTTGAGAAATGCCATGCGTTAGGGATGTAATCTCCTTCGATAGAGTAGAAAATTGATGCTCTCGCTCTTCCTCGTTTTTAATTGCCTCCTCCAGTTTTATATAACCAGATTGCAACTCCTTTGCTTTATTTTGAGCATCTTCAATCTTATTTATTCTAAAGTCCTCTTCAATCGACTGTGTACATGTGGGGCATACCGTATTTTCTGTGAAAAATTTATGTTCCTTAGTAATAGTTGATACCTTGTTAGAAATCTTACCCTTCAGATTACCAAGTTCACGAAGTTTCTTTGAAGCACCACTATACTTTTCAAGTTTAGATTGAAGTTCCTGAACCTCTACATTCAGTTCTTCATTTGCATTCATCAAATTATTTTCTTCAATCAGAATTTTTTCAATTCCCTGTTCTTTTTCTTGAATATTTTCTTTACTACGACTTTCAATTTCATCAATAAAATTCTGCTGCATCTGAACTTTATCATTCAAAGACTCTTTCTTAAGTTCAAGAACCTTAAGTTCTTCCTTTACAAGACGAATCTTCTCTTTG